GTTTTCATCCATCACGGTAATAAGCTCCATGATGTCCAAGAAATCCTCCAGGGTGTAGGTGCCGTCCCAAAGCTCATGCTGTTTCCAGAACTTTTTCGCCACAGGCACAAAGGCGTATTCGTCTATGTTGACGCACTGGACCAGGGGGATTATTCTTCCGGCGCCTCTTCCTTCGGCAGAAGTGAAGTCCAGCGGTTTCCGGCGAAAAAATCAGACAGCCCGAATTTCAGTTCTTCCCAGATCAGAGTGACAAACATAATGGGGTCATACTCCACATCCTCCACCTGGTAATTGCCGTAACCGTCCATCACAGGCGTAAGCTGGGCGGGCAGCGCCTCGCTGACGTTTGTGAAACAGATGCGGGTCACTTCATCCAGATCATCGTTGCTTAGGCTTTCTAAGACTTGGGCGACCTGTTCAATTTGGATTTTACCTAAAATGGAGGAATCCAAATTGCCTACTAAATCCTTCATCTCCCTTTTGTTGCTGGTGTTCCCGGAAGGAAGGAGGTTTTTAGCCAGAGGCAGTATGCGGGTGATTACCTTTTTAGCCAACTTGATTCCGGTCAACGCCGGCAGCTTTCTAAACTGAAAGGTTCTGGGCTCACAGCCTTCAACTTCGATTAGCTTATTCGTACATAAAATGCGGGCGTTCATCAGGCGACCTCCTCCTCAATCATTTCGGCCAAAAACGCAAAGGCTCGGCGCGCGCCCTGCTGCGCATAAGCGGCATCCGGCATCTTCTGGGGCGAGCATCCGAAAGCGGTATGCTGTCTGGCCATTACCCGGGATGAGGCCGTGATGGTCAGCCCGGTAAAGGCGGAAGATGAAGCGTTTTCCACATAATTGACATACCGCACCAGCCAGTTCGCCAAGGGCGAAGTCTGCTGTATATTCAACGTGACCGTTCCGTTTTTGGCCACATTCTTTGAGGTCATAACCCTGCTGTCGGCGCCCACGTCATGGGCGCTCATGTCATTGCTCCGGCTAAAGGTGATATCGCCTATACCTTCTCCGTTACAGGAGATGGAGCCCATAGCGGGGGAACTGAACACAATATCCAGATCAGAAAAAGAATATGTCATGGTCGTTTCTCCCTCCTTTAACGGTTGACGTTAACCTGGACCGTCATGGTGTGAACCGCTCCGGCCAGCTTAACGATGATATAGAACGGGGGCGATATGCGGTTCTCCCGTTCTGCCACGGACTGCTCGTCAATGGAATCATTGAGAATGACATAGCCCTTGGAAAGCATCTGCCCCGTCTCAATCTCCATAAAGGGATCTCCGGTATAGATGCCGGGGGCTATAAAGCCGATGAGTTTCATTTTTTCCAGCGCGGCCACCATGAAGTTGCGCAGGATTTCCATGCCGCCGGTCGTCTGCGCCACCTTTTTTACCTGGGTCAGCTTATCCATACAGGCAAGCTGCAGGTCGTTGGCCAGGTAATCCAGGTTGATCAGCTCATCGAAGAATGTGCCGTCCGCCAGCACACCTTCTTCAAACACATCGTAGGTATCCCCCCGGTTGATGTAGTAGTTGGCGTTGGCGGCTTTGAATTTGTCCAGGTCGTTGTACTTCCACGGGTCTACAGCTAACCCCACAATCTTTTTCAGGTGGAGGGTATAGGCGCTGTCCCGAAGGCCGGTTTGCGCTCCCATGGCCCAGCCGATGATGCCCATGTGCATATTCTCCTGGGGGGATACAATGCCCATCGTGCGGCGCTGGTTCAGCCCCTTGATCTTTGCTATGGTATCCGCTGTAGGAGAGACAAACGCCATCATTGACGCCGGCTGGGCGCTTTCAATAAAAGCCGCCAGCGTCAATATGTCGGTTTCATCCTGCGTGGAGGGCAGCAGGGCATACCACTCGCTGTTGGCCGCGCGTATCGCTGTGATCGCGTCAAGGATTTCCTCTGTCTGATCGTCCCAGCGCCCTATGGCCAGCCGTTTAGGCTTGGTGGACTGCTGGAAGAAGATCGCGGCGGCTTTGTATTCCGGCATGGCGGTTGTGAATCCGTCATCCAGCATACTGTCCAAACCGCTGTACACCCGTACACGTTCCTCCAGCGGGATCACATTGCTGGTTCCCATATACAGAGCCAGGTTAAACGCCTTTCTGAGCGTTGACCTGGCTGAGAGGTTGACAATGATATCGACAATATCACTGATCGGCAGTACTGCCATTCTTTTCACCCTTTCCTTGTTTGCTTACTTTGGTTGATGGTGTATTAGCGGGAACAACTTCGATGTTGACCTGCTCAATTTCATCGATAGCACCCAACCGCTCGATGCGCACACCCTCGTTAAAGGAAACCTTCACATCAAACCGGGTCCACCAGCTTCCCTCTACCAATTCAGGAGCAGGCACCGGTGCCGGAATGTCCGGCACATAATACAAGCTTGCCTGCTGGAAAATGCTCTTAACCTCCGGCCAGCACATACCGTCCCTGATGGCCCTTGACCACTCGAAGGCTTTCGGCCCATAGCAGACAAACTGCACCTGATGGACGTCTGTATGCTCATCCACATAGGTCAACTTGTCTCCGCCGTTATCCTGATAGGAGATATGCCTTTGCCGGTTCTGTGGGTCGTCAGCCGGCAGCACATATATTGTCACCACATTTGCAGTCCGGGAGAATGCCGGTGCTGAGCCAGCCTCTGCGTTGGAACCCCACGGAAAGCGTACTGTTTTGTTATCTTCCATCGGGATTCCTAAAATCAGACGGATGGCTGTGCGAAATACATCCTCAAGCTGCTCCCAGGTTCTTACTGATTCTGCCAAATTCATCACTCCTTTTTAATTCTCAGGGCCGACGAGGGTGCCAAAGCCCCTCATCCAACCGTGGGAATCCCAGTCCTTCACCGCAACCAGTTTATATATGTTGCCTTTATACAGGATTTCATCAGATATCCCGCCCTCGTCTGAAGCATCCGGCCCGGACCGGGTCAGGTGAAATTTTTTTGGCCGGACACAAAAAAAGGTGATCACCTCTTTGAGGCGATCACCTTCCGGTATCTGGGCCAGCTCCTTTTCGGTTGACGGATGGGCAGGATGGAAACAGGGAATCAGTTCCGGTTCGTTTAAGGCAAACCGGCCCCCTTTCCATTGGCCGGTTGTCCGGCGAATCGTAAAATGGGTGGCGAAATCCGGATCATGCAGTAGTTCAGTTACATCAATCATCGCTTTGTTTTTCCTTTCCGGCGCACAACGGAGGTGATAGATTTGCGCAGCTCACCAGTATCAACTAATGGCCTGTTTGAACCTTTACCTTTAACATAGAAGGTTTTACCTGACACCTTATTTTTCATCCATCCGCCGTCAACTGTGATATCAGCATTTTTGGCCCATCCGTTGGCAGGGTCGGTAAACCACTTCTTAGCCATGCTCGCGCCTTGAATCCCGGCTTTATCCAATGCGGCCTTTGCACCCTCTAAGTCGCCATTAGACGCCCTTTCAAGTACTTTTTTCAAAAGCATAACAATATCATCCTGATTATGCTCCATAGCTGAATCAAGGACATCACGAGCCGGGATATTGTTGACAGGAGAACCGTAGGTATGGATATATAGAAGCTCGGCGAGAGTAATGGGGCTGGCAGTGCCGCGCTCGTCTTTATGCGCCACATTTGCTTCCTGGGGAATGCCGATCAGCGCCTCAAGGTTCTGTATCTCCTTCATGGCTTCAGTGATCTTCTGCAATGCCTCTGACTCCTTAAAGGAAGTTTCGATCATGACACCAAAAGGATTACCAGACATACATGCCACCCATCCCGTATGTCTTGGCTAAGGTAGCCAATTGGACGCCATAGTTGGTCAGTTTCCAAGAGGCCCATCCGTCCAGATCAGCGAGGGCGGTGGAAAAGTCGTAGGATACGGAAACGCCGTCAACTGTTTTTGATGTGGTAAGGCCCTTGGTCTGTCCAGCTTGGATGACTGTCGCAGATGCGCACTCAGGATCAACTAGGCTTTGCATATACAGAAGCAGGAAGTGAGCCACAAAGAGGCCCATTGCCGTTTTCCACGCTTTTTTGTATCGCTTTTCCTTCAGGCAGGCATGAGCAAACTCAATGTACATGTCCAAGACTTCCTCAGGCACCCTGCATATTCCATCCGCATAAAAATGCGGATATATCTTTTGAAAGTCGTCAGCGGAAAAGGGAGGGTTCGTCCCTCCCTTTATGTTTGAAGCCTTATTGATTACCGGACGAATTGGGAACAAAAAAACACCTCCTAGCTTTCAGGCGGTGTTGACGAATCATCTTTTTCTGTTTCAGGATTTGTGATGCCCTTAGTTGGATTTTTTATTTTGTCAACGGCAATGGCGAGATCCACCAGAGACAGCTTATTATAATCCGGAACCTTTAGCTTCTTTGCCTCCGCGCGAAGGGCTTTTTCCTCATTACTGATTCCAGCCGTTACGGAAGCGGATTTCCCCTTGCCAACCATCGTAATGCTTTTTTCCTTGACCGCAAGCTTGAATAGCTCTGTCTTGGATACCCAATCAGGAACCTCGCCCAGATATGCGGCCGGTACGCTGTAATCCTCCCCGCCATTGGGATCAGGGAAGATATAGCTTTTTTTACTGTTAATAAATACAGACATGGTTTACCTCCTAAATTCCATCATAATAGCCGATGGTTTCATATTCGTAGAACATCTCCGGCTGAGAAATATTTGCGAGATAAAGACTGTCGTAGCTGTGCTTTTCCGCGTTGGTCGCGGTCATGGCACGGTGAAGGGCAACCAATTCCTCCAGTTTCAGATACTTCTTATCATGGGTATAGATAACCATCCGGTCAGTGCCGCCGGTGCCATAGCCTTTGCAGTAGCCTGTCGCTCCAATAAAAAGGTTCCCGTTATATTTCCCGGCGATATTGTTTTCCTCAATGAACGTAAGGATCGTCTTATCAGCGGCCAGGGAAACCTTGGTTGTGGCGATATAGCTATACTGCTCGTAAGGCAGCAGGATATGGTTGGGTAAAGCGGATAGATCGTTTTCCGCTCGGTTCCAGTTCTGAATAATGCCCTGATTGATGTCAAAAAGGATTTCGTCAGGGTCTTTCTTACTCCATTCGGTGAAGCCGGAACCGTTGGCGGCAACCAACCGGGCCGGGACGTTTGGAGAGTTCATAAGGCCGTAGGTGCCAAACTTCTCCATGCCTACATAGGTATTCTGGTCCATGTGCTTATCGTAGGTGAGGCGAATACCTTCCTGATAAATCGTATCGATATTGCGGCCAGTGATTTTGGAGCGGTGCATATCAATAACGCCTACCCGCATGGTGACATCAAAAACATGAGCGCCCCACCTTTCATCCGATACATCGGCCTGGATGATTTTTGAGGTGTTGGCGCCGCTGGCCGCCGCCACGCCTTCACCGCTTCCCTCAGATACGCCGTAATTGACGTACATAGCTGAGATAGCGTCAACCCATCCCCCGCCGGTAGTGATGGGAATGTCACGGTGATAGGTGACAGAAGTTAATGGCTCACGCAGAAGCGGATCTCTTTTTTCCAATTCAGAAATAAGCTTTGCCTGACCGCTGGCTACGGAGGAATCATTCATCCGCATAATGCCGGCGGCGTTGGGAACGTTACCGCCGAGAGACAGCGAACCACCGGAGATTTGACCAAAGTCTTTCATATTCTTTCCCCCTATACCAAGTTAATTGTTTTTACGCGGATCTCCGCAATATTGCCGGAATCCTTATCTGAAGCCCACACACAGTTCGGCAGCTCCACCGTATCGGCTCCGGAAGCCGCAGCCTCAAAACCGCCGACCTTACCGTCAGCAGGCGGGTTTGAAATCCGGACATAGACCTTACCGCCCTTCGCAGGGGTTCCGGACTGACAGACCACAGCAATAACGCCGCGTTTCAGAATAGATGCCAGGTCATTTTCCCGGTAGACTCCATCCATGCTGTCAATTGTGATCGCGGAGCGGATTTCAGCGGACGCGATACCGACAAAATTGTCACCGGTAAACGTCCCGTCAACCGCCTGTACTTTGCCATTGCCGGTGTACATGACAGGATCACCAAAATATACGTTGGTGTCGCCCTCGATGATTTCAGTGCCGACGATAATGTCAGGCTGCTGGGAGACATTGCCGGCAAAGCCATAGCCTAAAGATTTTCCAATTGTTTTGTTCATGGGTTAAACTCCTTTCTTATTCTGCGCAAGATGGGGGTTCAGCTTGTCATAGGCCGCCTGTGACTGCGCCTCTATGGCTTGGGTATCCTGCATCTGAGAATGAGTAGCCCTCTTTTTCAGGGCATTGGCACGGGCATCATTCATGGCCTTATAGCCGTTCTTCCGTGTACCTTTTGTGCCAAGGCTGGTGCGGGCCATGCGGGTAAGGCTGTCGGCCATAGTCTTTTTGGCCTTTTTATCCTTGATTCCGGCGATGATCGGCTTCATCCTCCGAATCTCAGCAAGAACCCGCTCCTTATCGGCGGTAGAGGCCCCCTGCTCTTCATCAGCAGTGGGTTCCTCATCTTCGGTTTCTCCCTCGTCATTGGTGGAATTTTCGTCAGATGTTGGCTCTTCATCGATCAGATCAGGATCAACAGCGTGTTCTTCTTCGCCGGACTCATCATCGCTGAGCTCCTGAGCGATCTCCTGTTCCAGAGCAGCCAGAGGGTCATTGTCGGTGGCGGCACCTGACTTCATCTCGGCAAGCTCATCAGACAATTTCTGAACATTATCCGTTAAGGCCTGTACCGCAGCTAGGACAGCGCCCAAATCATCGGAGCCCTCATCCTTCTGCTCAGTGGACTCATTGTCTGTGTTTGCACCTTCATTATCTTGGGGGGTGGTTTCCTCATCGGCTTTCAGTTCGTTTTCCGCCAGCTCCACAATCAACTCAGCGGCCTCCTGTGGATCGGCATCCTTGGTCATACCAAGCAAGCTTGCAATTTTATCCGCCAGGGACAGTTTCTTTTTCGCGCTCATAGCATTGTTCCTCCTTATACTTATGGTTTTTTTCTTTTCGGGCTGCTGGTCCTTAATTCTTACATCACTGCCGGCGCGGCCGGCGTCAACGACAGCGACATGATTGCCGCGAATGTCTTTTTGATAAAGCTTCCCGTCCACCTCCTCAGTAATGCAGTCATAGCCGCAGGAAATCTCACGTTTTCCGCTGTCAATTTCCTCGGCCAACTGCTTGTCATATATAATCAAATCCGCCAGGAGCTTGTCATCGTCATCACCAGCGCCGCGGCGGATGTTTGTGGCCACGCCCTTTAGATATAGGGTGGAGTTTTCACTTGTCACATCTTCGTTGGGGTGGTCATCGGTTACAGGCTTTCCCTCAAAGCTGGCCATAGCCTTAGGGGAGAAAACTTCTTCATCGGTTCTGTAGACCTTATAGGCAGTTTCAGAATCATAGTCAGGGCTAAGCTCATAGCCGTAATACTCCTGAAACCCTGTCCGGGCTATCGGCACATTTTTACAGATGAGAAAGCCCTCTTTGGGGGTCTGGCTGATATTGGGGGATATTTTACTGGCATAATACGCACGCAATGAGCATCATTCCTTTCAGGAATAAATTAATAAAATCATTTCAATTTATTTGACAATAGGTTATAATTGTTTAAATAATTATTATGACTTCATATGGAGGGGCAAATATGACAAGAAATAACAACTACAGGGCGCAACACATTGAAGGAGTATATGTTTTAGTATCAGCGATCATTGCAGCTATTTGCACTTTAGTATCAGCAATAATCTCGTACAATGCTGGACAGTCTAACCTAGAAACAGATCTCTATAATAAGAATAATGAACTGCAATCCGAAATTGTTTTGTTGCGAGAAGATAAGGTGAAGCTTGAAAGTGAAAACAGCAATCTTAATAACCAGTTAAATGTCCTAAAAGCTAAATATGATAATGTAATAGAAATCAATTCGTCGTTACAAAGTGAGCTCGGACAATATCAGGATGTTCCTAATATTTTCAATCCTGATATTGATATACCTGTTTCAACGTCGACAGCACCGACGCCAATGTTTGAAGTAGTCCCAGCTTATGAGAAGCAAAACTATAATGAATATACGAAGAAATCAGGCGAAAGCTTTTCTATGGCAGGAGTCAAATATAATGAAGGTTGTACGTGGGTATCGGGGTTTTACGTGGACTCCTATTCACTTTATAATTTAAATGGCGAGTACAATCTAATCAAAGGACTAATAGGTCATGTTGATGGTAGCCCCATCAAAGAAGCAACAATTCAAATATATCTAGACGGTGTTTTATATGAGGAAATTACAATCGCTGGAAGCACGTATCCATATGAACTAGAAATTGTTGTGACAAACATTAATCAGCTTAAAATAATTAGACCAGGTACAAGTAGTGATTCTTCTATTGGATTTGCTAACGTAACAATTGAATAATCATCTTATTAGGCTTTTATCTTCTCAAACTCTAAACGAGATATATTTTTTCTTATATTTCCTTTAAAATATACACTACAAGGAAAGACAACGAGTTCAACAGCCACCACCGGCTCAGGATAACAGCGGCAGTTTGGAAAGCAGCCCGCGTGATAAGGCCCGGATGTGGTCTTTACCCCGGCCAGCTTTTCAGGATTGGGTGGATTACTCCACTTGACCAGTACACCTTCCATATGACCATGGGATTTACGGACCCGGGCGTCCTGAGAGGTGCGCCAGATGTACCAGTCCAACCCAAGAGTTTCACACTTGGATTGAATAAGCGCCGTCTGGGTTTTACTGACCTCAGTCCTCGCGATCAGTTGTGCCTTGGAATGAGCGATATCAGGATATTTTAGATATATCTCTTCGGCAATATCAGAGGCCCGCCGCCCTTTTAGGCTTTCTTCCTGCACCTTATTTGTAATCCAATCCGCTGTTTCAGGAAGAATATTGGTAATAAGGTCGGCGTTCTCACGGATCAGCTTAAAGAAAGTTTCTGAATTGATCTCCAATGATTCCATAATACCGGCATAAACATCATTGCCCCTGCCGACCGTTCTGGCGGCTTCCCGCCATGACTTACTGCTTTCTTTACTAATATTAGTGGTCATGGTCAAAGCCATGTTCAGGGCGGTTTGATGAAACTGGGGCTGCTGAGAAATTATTCTCAATTTTCGACTGATCTTCAATGGATCTGTTTCATAACCTATGGCCGTGATGATCTGTTTGAGAAGGGCATCCATAGATCGCCTATAGATTCTTTCAATCCGATTAGGCAGCATGATT